TTCAAGTAAATAACAGCATAATTGCTGTTGTAATAGACATTTTTAAAAATTGCCGTTATAACAGACAAAACCACTAGTTGGGGCTAGTGGTTCAAGTAAGTGATAGTATTCGATTATCGTATATATTATAGCACATTTTAAAAAGTACTGCTATCCTTTCGCATTTCAAAGAAAATAAAAAAACGTTGATTTTACAATATTTTTAACCTATTTGGAATTTACTTGGAAAATAAAAAAACGGTAGCATTACGCTACCGCTGTTGTCATCTTATAAAGTTTCTGGCCAAGGGTCGTCTGTGATATAGGACATATCGGTAAATCGCAAATCTCCGATGTCTCGGTCTGTTGGCACTGGATCATCGAATTGTAAACGTAGCTGGTTGCCGTCACCCGGCCCACCTAAATAAAATGTTCCCAAGCGTTTACCCTTGTCGTTAGTCATAATACCAAGTTTTGAGCTGGTCGCACGAAAACCGACTGGTATACCGCCGACATTTAAAATCACCACGTTACGTTCACGGTCTGACCCTTGAGGAACGTAGCTGGGCGCACCTCGTCTCACGATTCCAAACCAACCCCAAGAAAGGCCACCGAAGCCGACCTCTACCGTGGAATTTACACGTCTGAATTCCACGTATGCATTAGTTTGATTTGAGTTGATGTTTCTTGGTTTAAATTTGACATCACCAAACAGTACAGACCAAGCGTTAGAGCCGGTTCCAGCGGTCTTTTTGATCCATTTAACCGCTCCGTTTTTTGCTGTCGTATCGGTATATATTGTACCGATGTCAGCATTCAGATTGTACGGAAAGCCTTGGCCTTTTAGTTCGGTACTTCCACTGCTACCAGATCCGACTGAGCGTTTTAACTCTTCCAAGTCGTTTTTGGTTGCGAGAGTACTAGTGTCAATCGTTGGCAATTTTGACCGTGTAATAAACGGATCACCACCGTTTTGGAGTTTGGTGTCAATGAGAGCGTCCAGACCTAATTCAAGGTGTTTCTCTTTGATGTTAGTGGTCATTTGATTTTGCAACTGGGCATAGGTTGGAAATAATCCGTATGCTTGGCCGATTTCCAAGTATCTAGATTGATCTCCTTTGATACTACCGATATCCCGTCCAATAGCTTGTATAGCTTTTTTTAGTTTATCCATTTGCTACCTCCTTAGAGGGTATTTTTAGCCGTTGTATAAATCTGTACGAAGTCGGTATTTTCCAAGTCAGTGAATTTTTGACCAAGTTCTGTCATTTTAGACACGATCGCGCTGTCTGGGTTTTCGCCCGCTTTAATCTTATCTGCGATTTCTTTGAGTGTGTCCAGCTCTTCCGGTACTCCTTCACCAAGGATTGCTGTTTTGACCCCTTGGATAGCCGTGTCTAGTTGTTGTTGTGTGATCCCGCCTTGTCCGATTTCAGACTTGTCAGCTTTATTAGCCAACGTGGTTTTAATCTCTTTGACATCAGCTCCGACAGCTTGTGCGAATTGTGTTAATTTTTCAGTATTTAGAGTCATTTATTTCTCCTTTAAATTTTAGCTAGATTGTATAGTACGGTTAGGTCTGGCAGTTCTTCCGTTTGTGGCCCGTTTGGGTGCGCTGAAATATACTTGTCGATCTCTTCCTTGACGTCGTTTTTGACAAGCGCAAGGACTTGCTCGCTTGTGTATTCGTCCGCGGATTGAACCACGTCAACGCGTACGTTTTGGTCACTTGGAAAGACGTACCCACCAGCCACTACCTCGACAAGATAGCTCTCGACTGGAAGAACTTTGGGAATCTTAAATAATACCTTTGAGCCTTGGACAGTTGTCGAAAAGGACGCTTTGCCCTTTTTACTGGTAAAGTGGATTGTAGCTTCCTGCCCCTCAAGATCAATCGGAGTCCATCTTTCGTCGTATAATGCAAAACCAAAAAGGGAAGCCGAATCGCCTTGTTTAACGACCCGACCGCCCTCAAACTGCTTTAAATTCGTACAGTTTGAGCGATTCATTCAATCACCCCTCTTTACTCATAATAATTTACTAGATCGTCCTTATCCCAGCAAGATAACCAGATAGGGCCAAATTGCCCGAACTCAAACAGGCGCCAGTAATAACCGCCGTAGTAGCCACCTTTGCCCGTATCTGTGATATTAGCTTCGTCTAGTTCAAAACTAAAGTACATTCCAGCTTTAAAGTCTTTATCTGCTCCATCTGGCAAGTTGTTGCCGTTCTCATCGACCCAGTTCACCATTGAAACGGGAATACCGTTCTCGAGCCAATCGAACCCAACTGGCGCGAGATAGTCACATTTGATCTGCCAGATACCGTGAATATACTTAACCTCGTTCGCTTGGTAATAAGCCTTATCTTTTGGTTGTACGGCTGTGCTTGCTTGGTTGTTGGTTTGTGGCGCTGTGTCAGCGTATCGCCAAACCTCGATATAAGCCGGCTTATTCCAGTTATAATAATCGTTCCACGGGTAAGTATTGATAGCTTGCCCCGGCGCGCCTTGTGTTGAATAGTCGCACGAAATGAAGTATGTATCATCGATCATCGCTCCGACGTGGCCACCAGCACCGCCCGAGCTTGACATATCAGCACCCCAGCTCATCAAGACGATATCACCCGTTTGAGCGTCCCAGTCTTGATTGATACTTACGCGATAGAAGCCATTATTTGCTAATTGCTGTCCAAGCGTAACCGTAGATGGTAAGCCGATGATCTTGATCCCAGCTTCTTTCAGCGCTTGCGAGATAGAGCCGGAGCAATCAGCCGTGCCATCTGCTCCGTTACGACTTCCAAGCATGGAATAAGTGAGCAAACCGCGACGATTAATAAACCAGTTTACTGTAAGTTGTTGTACACTCATGTTCGACCTCTCTATTTCTTCCATTCTTCGTTAGCGCGTTTTACCGCTGCTTCGATAAAGGTATTGAGTTCTTGATTTGTTAAATGGATATTTTGAGATTCAAGGCCCTCGATCAAGCTAGTTTTAGCGTGTTCGAGTTTGTCTGCCCCGTGAATATCCAATTTATCAGCGACTTGTTCCGTAGCGTTGACTGCGTTTTTCGCCAAGATCTCTACGATCTCGATCGCTTTCTTACCTCCGCGCATGAGCAAGTATTTTTTAATCGCTTGTACCACGATACCTGTTAATACAACTAAAATACTCATAGCAGACGACGTGATAATGCTTGTAATTTGATCCATATTATTTTTCCTCTTTAATTTCTAGCTCCAAAAAGCGCTCAAAGAGCACTCTTATAGCACCGTTTCCGCCTAATTCAACGTAACTCTCGTATAATTTCGACAGCTCTTCTAATTCGTGCTGGTTCGTGTGTCCACGCTTGAGCGCGTTCTTTAAGTTTTCCTGCAATCGAAAACGCTGGAGCCGTTGTAAGCCTTTCCCAATAATCGTTAAATTCCGCTGGTTATCTTTCCCGATCTCTTCCACGGTAGAGACTGACTTCTCGAGGGTGTCGATTTTATTCGATAGACCCTCAAGACGTTTGTCAGCTTCTTTGGAAGTTTTCGTACTTTTAAACGAGAAATAACTGGGAATAATCACGACTAAAACGGGAGTCAGCTTGTCTACTAGTGCCAATAGGTCCAATTAAACCACCCCCTATCAAGCTACTAGCTTACTGGACGGGTTGAGTTTCAAGATCTCCCGCTGGTTTTGGATCTTCTGGTTTTGGCTCGCTCCATTTCCAGATACCGATCTTTCCGTTCTGGTGCAATGATTCGAGCTGTTCCAACGTTTCGCCGTTGTAAGTAAACGGTTCAGTCACTTGGACCATCACGCGCTTACCTTCGCTGAATTTTTCGATATGGTTCGGATCCTCAATCGCGAAGATTGCTTGAGCTGGATAGGTTGTGCCAGTTTTTCCAAGATCGACCAATTCAAGGCCACGTTTAAAGACTGTAGGGTCCAGCGGGTTATCTGTGTCAGTCACACGGGCAAGTACGCTCCATTCTGCCACGTCTTTCACCTTTTGGATCTCTTCGTCTTTCTTGGCCAGTTTAGCTTCGTATTCTTGGGCTTGAGTGTGCAAGTCCTCTTGCAACTTCTTCACACCCTCAGCCGGGTTCAATTCGGTTGCAACTTGTCCAAGGACTGCTTGGATCAGCACCTCGTCTGATTCGTTGGTACGGTCACCAATTAGTACACGCTCAAAGGCTGTATAAGGGTTCGCCGAACGGATTGAAACGAAGGTACGACCTTCTTCTTGCAAGTATTTGTTAATGATTTTAAATTCCATGTTTTATTATTCCTTTTCTAGTTTTTGAGCTGTTTCGTCGAACAACTCTTTGAGTGCTTGATCGCTATCCAAAACGTCGTTAAACTTGCTCAATAGCTCGTTTACGCGCTTGTATTCCTCGTTTGCTTCCTCGTATAAGACCTTATAATTAGCGGTCTCTACGATTGAGCTTACGAGCTTCTGCGAGATTTCATTTACGATTCTGTCTACTGTGTTCATGTATTAAACCCACCCCCATTTATTTGTGTCATTCCATCCGGGAGTCCCTTCGTTATTTTGTGCACGGAATCTATATAATTGAGCGATATTATCTCCAATTTGCCAAAGTAACTCTCTCAATCCTTGATTTTGACCATTTTTGCCGATTAAGTAAATATTTCCAGTATAGATCTGTGAATTATATCCGTTAGTTAGTGGATATATTTTATTGGGAATAATTGTACTAAAGCCCCAACCGTGACGGTTGTCAAACGGTGAGTCGCACAATATGACATCATCTCCTACGACGTCGACCGAATCAGCGAAGCCCTCACCGTTTGCGCCATTCCAAATTCTGATCCCAGCAAATCCGCCACTATTCCCATTTTCTGTCAGACCATTACCTTCACGATTTGAACCGAGAATTGTCATTCCGACTGGTCGTGAGCGACCTTGTACCCAACCTTGACTAAATTTTAAGAATTGAGTTGGAAAATTAGCTCCCGTTCCAATTCTTTTTATTGCGGACTCGTCAGTTGTCGATACCAATGTACTATTGTTAAGGTCGAATTTTAACTTACCATTTTTTGAAGCTAAAACTCCCCCATGAATTATATTCGCTGTCAGCCCGTCTGCTACGATATTTTTTACAGATACGTTGATAAGTCTCGCTGTGCTTGCGTCAATCTCTTCAATGTGAGCCGTGCCGATCTGCGCTTCACCAATCATTGACTTCTTAATGACTCCGTCTTTGATGATTGTTTTCTCACCAACTGATAGCAAGCCCTCGTTAATTCGGACCGACCCGTCTGGATTTAAATTTAATTGCCCCAGCACATCACCCGCGCTGTTTAAATTGCGTACTGACCAACTATTACTTAACAACGTCATTTGCGTTCTGACTGCTTCAATCGGCTCTGCACTATCCTCTGGAGCTGGTTGCCATAAGCGATCGCTAGAGCCTTCGTAAAAGTCAAGCTCAGTCATAAATAGACCAGACCAGCCGTTAGGATTGCCCGTATATTCAAACGACAGATATCCATTATCAAAGTCACCAGTATTAAACTTGAAGGAGTATTTTACTGCTTCGTGTGAACTAAAGGCGGGCGATCCGGTCTTGTCAAAGATTGTCTGGACTTCGTCGTAGCCGTTTGTCGAGTCTTTTTTGCGTTTACAAAAAGTGATCTTAAAACGGGCCGTGTTTGCGTCAAATGCTAGAAGATTTAATGTATACTCAGCATTTTTTTTAAAAATAAAGCGCGGACTTTTAACAACTGCCCCATTTGAAAGCAAGAACATTCGTTTTTGACCGTTGAGGTAATAGGGATGATCTGTAAAACTCAACCGTCCATTAGCTTCAGTCCAATAATTTAGGCCGTCGTCTGCCCGCGAATTTCGGAGCATATTCGGGCCACCTTGCGTTGAATATCTCCCGACTTCTGTCTGGAAGATCTCGCTCGACATAACCAGCCGTGATAGCTTGTCCGGGGCGTCCGTTTCGCTTGTGCCGAGAATGCGTTCATAGAGTTTGTTCGATTCAGTCAGCTTGTTAAATTCAAGCGTTTGTGTTGCGATCTGTTTAGACAGGTTCAGAAGATCGCGACCTTGATCGTTTTGGACCCGATCAATGCTTTCAAGTTCGCCTTTATCCACGAATTGCGTTAACAATTTTGACCTAATCTTACCATAGACTATGTTACCGTCAACGTTCCTGACCTCTTCCGTAACTTTGTTTTGCAAGTCCGGGCTTGATAAGATTTGTTGCTTGATCTGATCAGATAGCTTGCTAGTGTCTGGTAGCGTTCCGGCTTTCTTTAGGGCTTCTTCTGCCTTTGCGTTCGCTTGTGCGATTGATTGGGTTGTTGAGGCTTGAGCGTCCGAGATTTGTTTATCAACCTCTTTCTTGACCCTGTCAATATCCTCTGTGTCGATCCGTTTCTCCCACTGCGAACCATTCCAGACGTACATACGGTCATATAGACCGTTCTTTTCAAACCAGATGTCACCTACCTTGTGCTCTTTATTGTCTGGGCGATTGTACCAGACTTTGTTACCTTGAGCATTTAATAGATAGTCCGGTAGGGTATTTACTAGACGTTGTTGATTGTTGGCCAGGTCGTCAATCTTACCGGATAGGTTGCTGGTCATTGATGATTTAAAGCCATCACCGATAACTCCGACCTCGACACTGTCATTCTGCTCTAGCAATACATCATAGACAATAGTTGTCAGTTTGGCATCTTCACTAGTAAGCCCGATCTGAGGATAATAGACGGGGACGATGTCGCAAAGTTCAGCTTCTTCTAAAATCTGAGTTAGTTTATAATCAAGTGTTTTTGATAAGTCTACATACTCGATTTTAGTATTGATTTTGGGGAGTCCTAGACGGTTATTAATTGCGTATTCTTTGGCAAGTCTGCGTAACTTGTCAATCGTTGGGACTTCCTTGTCTTTAAAGTTAGACGAGAAGTCGACGATCAAAACCCGTCGCTCATTGTATAAGCCGATATAAGGACCGTCTACATATTTCTCAGGTAGCTCAACTGTGATTTGTTGGCTAGTTGATCCACCGTCCCCATTTCCTTGATTTTCCGGGGTGTAGGTAGCGTAAGGATAGACGCTGGTATAAGCACCCTCAATATCTTGGTCATCTTCTGCTCGCAAGATATTTCGCCCGTACTCTAAAACAATAGGGCTTTTGCGTCCCAGTTGTTTATGGAGTCTAATAGTGGTATTGTCAAATTCATACTCACCACCCCAGACGTCAAGGATCGAACCAGAGACCCCACCAAGAGCATCACGCGCCGTTTTAAAGTTAGCAATATCCCAGCTAGTCTTGGACGATAACTCAATATCAGACCACACATCAAAACGAATACCGCCCAGACAGTTAGAAGCCCAGATAGCTAAGGCTGCCTGAGCAGTTCCGGATACAACGGTATTATTTCGAATAGCCATCTTTTCGGTCAAGTGACTGATATGTTTGGCATAGATCTTTAAGATACCTGTGCTGTCCTTAAGGATACGGGAAATGAAGAAAGTCTGATTTTTGGTTCGTAAACCAGCATCAGACTTGATCCGCATATCATTTTTAAACACACCAGCAAGCGGGCCACTAGCTGGGTACTCAATGTATAGAGTATAATTCCCGTTGCGTTCCCGTGTGACTTGTGCCTTGGTTGCGTCGATTTCTCCCAAACCGTAGGTTTCAAACGCTGTCTCGTTAGCGTTGTATAGTATAGGCCTCATAGCTTAACCCCCCAGTTTGGAATCATGGACACCGTGAAATTACCGTCCCAGGAAATCAAATTGCGTCCATAGTCAAGATATGGCATTTGAAATTGAGGAGACCGCACAACCTTATCCCAGGCTTGCAAGTTGCCAGAGTATACCTGGTTTGCTTGCATATCTAGCGTGATCTTGTTCTGTACAGCCTTTAACTTGGTCTTGCGTCCGTTAATCGTAAGTGTACAGTCACCCGATCCGACAAGCGTGATGATAGGCTTTGCGTTGACATTGCCGATGCCATTTACTGTTGCGCCATTTGAGAGCGTTTGAGTGGTACGGCCCTGCTTGTAGAATTTGACTGGGTATGTCAAAAAGTTCAGCTTGACTTTACCAAACTGTCGCATAAGGCTAGACACTTCGAAGGTCTCAATAAATGCTGACCGGTAGATAAAATCCGGGTCCCAGGATAGGGTCAAATCTTTATAACCATCTACATTTAGCCAGTTACTGATTTCACTTTCTGCATCTGTGAGCTTACGATTAGAAAGGACGGTACAAGGCAGTTCGATAGTAACCGATTTAAGACGGTTCTTTGAGATCAATAGATCACCATCGCGACCAGGGACCGCTACTGTTTCCACGTCGCTACCAGTCGAACTGATAATATAGTCACTGGTCACTCGTAGACCGTGAGTAGTGCTTGATACTCCGTTAAATGTAAAACTTCCCATTATGCCATTCTACCTCCTTCCAAATTCGTATAGTATGCAAGCTCACGCAAGAGCCTGCGCATATTTTCCGGACTAAAGAAATTATCGTTAGCTGTGCCGTTTGCGTTGAGTGTGTAGTTGTTGGTTACGTTTGAGCTTGAGCTTCCACCGCCTGCAGATCCAAACCGTGTAGCTAGCGTGTCAGTTAGACCACTTACAAGATCACCGCGACCTGGTAAGTTAAAGCCAAAGCCGTCCGTATATTTCTTACCGGATTCGACTGTTTTATTAGCCAAATCAGTCATGGAATCATCTACATAGTAGCCGTACTTCTCGATACCGACTGCCATACCTTCCGGGATAGCGCGACCGACTTGATCTCTAAAGACCTTTGATGGCGAGTTGATAGCCAAAGTAGAGCGTGCTGCTGCAACCGCGCTACTTGCGATGCTGGCTGCTGCTGCTGCAACTGATCCAGCCATAGCATAGATACCACTCATCATACCCTCGCCAATGGACAGACCAGCATTGTATCCACCGTTATATCCACCAGACATACCGTTATGTGCTGAGGCTTTAAGGTTACTTGACGCGTTAAATACTGCTCCGTTGTGGCTTGCTACACCGCTAGTTACTCCAGAACCGAATTGTGAACCTGCACGTTGTCCGTCATGGCCTAGTGAGTTAACTGATGCATTGATCATCATTTTCATGGCATTAGATGCACCAGTAGCTATCCCTTGTGATGAATTGATACCACCACCAATGCCAGTGCCAAATTGTGAACCGTACTGTTGCCCGTTCATAGACATCGCCAAAAACTGAGCCGAAATAGCAAGGTTCATCGCAGACGCTGCACCTACAGCGACCTGTTGGCCTACACCGATACCAAGTGCGATACCAGAGCCGAACTCTGAACCTTTAGCCTGTCCTTCCGATGCCATACCAGACATCGTATTGACTGCGCCGTTTTTTAAATTGTTAGCGGCAGCTTGCGCAACTTCTGCACCACTAGCAACCCCAGCTCCGACACCAGCTCCGAGTTCGTTACCCTTAGCCTGTCCTTCGCCAAACAATCCAGCCAAAACACCTAGAGATGCATTTTTAAGGCCCTCTACTGCTCCCTGTGCCGATGCTTGGTTTTCTGTGATCCCTTGGGCATATTGACCGCTTACCTGTGATCCGCTATATTTAGCTTCTGTTGGTAAGTTGTTAAAGGCTTGCTTAGATGCCTCTGTGACTTCTGAGGCTGCCTGTTGGACATCGCCTTTACCAGACCGCATACCGTCAGCGGTTTTCTTGGGCACTTCACGGCCTTGTGTCTCAAAGTCTGCCTCAGCCAGTGCCTTTCTAAATTCAGTAGCAATAGCTGTTACCATTGCTTGGATTTCTGGCGGTAACTCTTCACCCGTAGCTTTGATACCACGCAAGAAGCCTTCTTTAGCTTTATCCCCAGCCTCAGACCATTTGCCATTGAGTCGTCCTAATTGCTCGTCGGAGGCATCTACAAGAGCCTGCGTTTGGTTGGCCATTTTCGGACCGGCTAGGCGCATTTGTTCGATAAGACCTTGGTCTAACCCACGCTTAGCAAGTATTTCAAGGTTCTGCGACCACTTATCAACTGCATCAATATTCTTCTGCAGGTTAGCAGTCATTTGATCTGCAGATAAAGCCGTCTGCTGTTCGATTGCTTGGAAAGCATTTTGAACTTCACCTTTGAGATTGGCAAATTCTTGTTGTAACATCTCGACAGCCTTACGCTGTGAGTCGTTCATGTTTTCCATCGTATAGATCATACGACCAGACGCATCTTCTGTAGACTTGGCCTTGACTTCGTTGTTTTTAACGATTGTATTCGTTAATTCGTTGTCAGAATCCTCAGTTTTCTTGATATCGTCCTGGAGCTTCTTGACTTCTTCGTTGTATTTTTCCTTGGCTTGTGTCTTGATACTATCTCGTACTGAAGAGTTGTCGAAGAAACCACC